TCGCATTGGCGATGTTGCTGAGCGTGTTGCTGGATCCGCTGATCGTCTTGTTGGTCAGCGTGTCGGTGGTTGCGCGACCGACCAACGTGTCCGTACTGGTGGGCAGCGTCAGCGTACCGGTGTTGCTGATGGTGCTGATGACCGGCGCCGTCAACGTCTTGTTGGTCAGCGTCTGCGTGCCGGTGGTCGTAACCACGTTCGCCCCGCCAACCGTGGCGCTGGTCGCAGCCAATGACGTGAACGTGCCTGCGGCAGGCGCCGCGCCGCCGATTACCGTGCTGTCGACAGTCGAGCTCGTGACGGCCAACGATTGCAGGGCCGAGCTGGCCACCAGCGCCGTGCCAGTTCCATTGACAACCGCGACCTTGTTGGCATTGCCAGACAGAGTCGGCAGCAGGTCAAAGCCGTCGGTGATGGACTGCAGTTCCGCGCGCAACGCAGCCGACGAACCCGGCGAGTTCGGGGTCGGATAGGTTCCGTGGTTGTAATACGAGTTCGACATCAGCGCAGTCCTCGACGCGGTGTGTAATGGATGATGATCGTGTTCACCGTGAACGGTTCAAAGAGATCCGACGCGCAAGACACGCGGATGGCAATGTTCTCTGCCGTGCCACTGATCTCGATCTCCGACGGCGTTACGTCAGAACCGTCAAACACAAAGTTGTCCCAGATCATGGAGTCCCAGTAGCTTGACCTGAGGTCATTTGGGAATGCCGCGTCCAAGGGCTGAGGGATCTCCGCCCTTCGGTAACCAAGGTCGTAGCCGAACTGGATCTCGGTGTAGTAGTTGCCCGCCAGCTCGACACTGGCCTTGCGGTATCTCTTCAGAATCCGCGGCGACTTGATCGAGTTGTAGACCAGGTTGACGCTGGCAGAGATGATGTCGCCATCAAAGCTGGTGCCCTTGTCGAGCTCGTAGACGAACCCGTCATCGGAACCAAAGAACGACACCGCGTTGCCGTCGGCGTCCTCGCCCTCATCGCAGCACACCACGGGGTCCAGAAACTCCACAGGCATCGAGCCGATCAACTTGCCGTTGATCATCGTCATGTAGATGCCGGTGCCGTCAGAGAAGAACACCCGGTACTGACCTTTGTTGCGGTTCAGCGAGCTGGCCGTGGCCAAGTTGATCCGGCTCTGCAAGTACGGCCGCAGGTTCATGGTCAGCGACGCCGGCAAGAAGTTGCCGAAGTTCAGCGTCGTGCCCAAGCTGATGATGCCGCGGTCGTCCAGGACGTAGGCCTGGTCCATGTTGCGCGCGGTGTAGGGCACCGCACCCGTGCCCGTGTTGAACGTCGACAGCGAGAAGTTGGCCTCGCTTGTGCCGTACAGCACCGAGGTATCGCGCCGGGTGTAGACGCCCAACGCACCGCTGGTCTGGTCGCCGGGCAGCACGATCAGATTCGTGATCTGGCCGTTCATGGCGATCTCGCCAGCGCCCAGTACGGGGTCCCACTGATACGGATACCCGAGGGCGGAGAACTGCAGCGACGCGCCAAACGACAGGAACAGGTGCTGCTTGTGCACAGCCACATGCAGAGGAACGTCGCTGGGCATCGTGGTTGCGATCGGCACAAACACCGTGCCGTCGAACTCAAACGCGCGGTTGACGCCGTCGCACCCGTAGAGGCGGAAGTTGGCGTCGCCGCCGCCGAAGTTGCCGACGACGGTCTCGTACCGCCCGTTGGGCAGCAACGTGATCTGCGTGGCCGCCCCGCCCGCGTGTGCGTGGACTGTCGCACCGATGCGCAGGTTTTCGCCGGTGGTGAAGGTGCCCGTGGTGCTGGACAGGATCAGCCGGCCTGAGGCCAGCGTGGTGCCGCCCCAAGAGCCGGCCTGCAGCACCGTCCTGGCCACCACGCCCGTGGCGCCGCTGGACTGCCCGGTGACCGTTGAGCCCTCGGGGATGTCGACCACGCCGTTGGTGAAGACGAGCTCCTTGCCCAGCGTCACCGCAGTCCAGCCGCTGGTCGTAGCCTTGAACATGGCCGCGCTGGCGCCGCCGATCGCGTTGCGCCAAGCGTAGACGTCGCCCTTGTAGATGGCCACGCCCAGGACCTTGCCGGACCCGGGCACCGCTTGGATGCTGGAGCGGTACTCGTCGGCCGCCAGGTTGCGGTACTGCGCGTCGGTCAGGCCGTCGGCACTGACGCCTTGAATTCCCGTTACGGTGGCCCTCTGCACGGCAGAGACCGACAGGCCCTCGCTCACAACGAAGTCGCCCACCTGGCGCGTGACCACGACCGTCGTGTCGGTCACGGCGATCACCTTGCCGGTGGCCGCAGACGTCATGCCGGTGACCGTGTTGCCGACCGCGACGACGCCGGTGAAGGTGCAGATCAGAATGTTGTAGAGGGCCGCTGACGGGCTGGTCCGGCCATCGAAGCGCTCGTAGCCTGCGATGCGGGTGTAGCCGCCGCTGACGTTGCACTCGAAGTTGGCGGCCTTGCGCGCGAAGCCTGGCGGCAGAGTCAACGTCGGCGTGACCTGATCCAAGCCTCCACCGAGGCGGATCAAGTCGTACTGAACCGGCGGCATCTTAGGCGTTGGCATGCCTTACCTCACGCCAACGGCGGACCGCTGACAGGCGTGGTGATCTGGTCGATCTCCAGCCGGTTCATCAACCGCTTGAACTCCAGCTCGCCGCGCGAGTAAACCTCGGGCGCAGCCTCAAAACTGCCGTAGGACATCATGGCCCGGTAGACGATGGCCATGTGAAAGCGCGACGGCAGCACAGGCTCATCGGTGTTGGCCGACATCTCAGTCGGCGCAACGTAGTACTCGCCCACGATGACGTAGGGCTGGTCGGGGATCGACCCGAACGCCAGGCTCTTGTCACTGGGCTGGATCGACACCACCACCGGTCGCGCGTAGGTGAACCGCATGTTCCTGTACTGGTACAGGTTGCGGAAGGTGGTGTACTCCATGAAGTTCAGCAGCTGCTCATCGGCGTAGTTCTGACCGACCGACGAGCAGCGGAAGCTGTCGCGCTTCCAGTTGCCAAACGTAGACCCCACGCCGGCTTGCGTCGGCGTGTAGGTCTGCTGCTGCGTCACCGTGTTGAACTGCACCGGGTAACGCATCCACTGCCAGTCCTCGTGCGCGGTCTGGATGTCTATCCACGCCGAGTTGACCCACTGCTTGATGCGCAGCAGCTCGCCCGTGACTCCTGTCAGCGTGGTCAACGGCGTGCTGGCACCAGAGACGCCGCACTCGACCAACGTGCGGTTCACAAGGGCGAGGAAGTTCATGCTCAGGCAGGCTCAGCCAAGACGTTCTGCAGCCACGCGCGGCCACGAGGATTGTCGTCGGACACTAAGTCAAAGGGGTAGGCCAAGCCGTGCCGCGGCACCAGCTCGGACTGATCCGGCGCGGCCGGGTTCGGCGTGCGCTGGGTGTACTTGGTCTCCTTCATCCGCGCCAGGATCTCGACGTACTTGCGTCGCACCTTGGTCGGATAGCCGCGGACGATCGGCTGGTTCATCCCGTTGCAGTTGACGATCACATGCGGAGCCTGGTTCTCGTCGGTGGTGCTGTGCACCATCACCGTGACCATCTCGTTCATGAACGCCTCGTCAGCGGCCAGCTGCCGGAAATCCTTGGACTCCGCCACGGTCTCGACAACAGGCGTGTCGTCAGCGATTTCGATGCCCTGCATGGGGTCCTTCTTGTTTGCCATCTCAAGCTCTCCGTCTGGTTGGGAAAAGGGAATTGCCAAAAAGAGAGGCGCCCGAAGGCGCCTCTCAAACTCCACTGAGGAGGATCAGGGAGATGGCAATGGTTACTGCGCGCTGCCCGGCATGACCATGCAGTCGAGGTAGACGTCGGTGACGCCCGCTGCGCCCAGGTCAGTGGATCCCGGGGTGAAGGTGGTCGAGCTGTTGGTCGTGACCTTGATCAGGCCGACCAGAGCGACGTCACCGGCAGGAGCGCTGGGCACCGGGCAAGGAGCGCCGGTCTCGACCACCGGGCCGCGGGTGTTGCTGAAGTTGCCAGAGCCGTCGATCCACACGCCGTACAGGGCGGCGCTGGACGGGGGCACGGTGCCCACGCCGGCGGTCATGGCGACGTTGTCCGTTGCACCCTTGGACTTGAACACGCCGTTGACCGTGTAGGCCAGCGTGTTGGTCGTCTTGTAGGTGTTGGCGTTGGTGCCCTCGGCCAGGCCGGCGGCGGTCAGCGACACGGAGCCGCTGTTGATTTGCTCAATGTTGTAAGACATGGTTCAGGTTCCTTTAGTCTTTGACGAAGGTGGCGATGGTCGCGGCGTAGTTGGTGTCACCGACACCAGAGTCCGCGTCCAGCTTGGCGCCGACGGCTTGCAGCGCGTCGACAATGGCGGTCAGCAGGATGCCCAGCTCTTGACGGTCGATGCCGTCAGCAAGCCGATTAACCCGCTCTGCTACGGATTCAGTAGCCATGTACGTTCCTTTCAGAGTGGTGGGGCCAGGGTGACCTGGCCCCGGATCATCACAGAGCGGTCACGCCGGCCTCGATACGAGCCATGAAGGCGTCGTTGAGGCGGACCGTGGCGAACCATGTCGAAGCACCCACGTAGCCGAACTGGCCCAGCGGGTTGGCGTGGTTGGTCTGGCTGGCCTTGAGCACCACCGGCTTGATGGCCGCCATGCCCTTGAGCGCAACCTGGCCCCAGCAGTCCTCACCGATGATGATGAAGGGGTACACGTCCACGTTGGAGGCGCCGATGGACAGCATGCCGTTGAGCGTG